CCTTGGGTTATTCACTGATTCTGAGTACAAGATTCTTGTAAAGGCAGCCACAGAAAGAAATTATGTATTCAAGGACGGCAAGAAACTTCTCAAGAGAAACTACACTTATCTTGATAGAGCCAAGAGGCTATATCCTGATTTAGATCAAAGTGGTCAAGAGGAAGAAGCTATAGCTGAGTTATTCCGTGATGCTATGGATGGCAAGATTAAACTTGCAGGGAAGCCAAGGACATTACTACAGCGATTTAAAGACTTCTTTAAGTCTATATTCAAAGCACACTCTGATAATGGTTTTAGGTCTGTTGATGAAATATTTGATGGCATAAGAACTGGTAAAGTAGGGGAAAGAAAAAGACCTAGTAATGATGTAAAAGAAGAAACCTTTGATTCGAAAGAATCACCTGTTGCTCAACCATCAAAAGAATCAGTAAAAAAACTCTCTAAGAGAGAAATACCTTTAACTGCAATACCAGTTTTACAAGGTCGTACCACAAGAGGTCTTGATAAATTTTTTAATCCTCTTGGAGATTCTTGGGGAACAACCTCCGTTGAAACAGCAGAGCAATTTGCAGGGAAATTAGTTAAAAGCGCAGAAGATCAATTAAATCCTAATACATGGCAAGGTGAGGTTTATAATTTAAGATTCGATATTAAGAACCCTATGGAAGTTGATGTAAGGGATACTAATTTTACTAGAGAAAAAGAAGCTGTAAAAGTAGCAGAGGCAAAAGAAAAAGGACATGATGGCTTAAACATATTTTTTCGTGATGAAAAAGGTAATATTATTAAAAACGATTTTGTTGCTTTTGATGAATCTCAAGTTTATTTAGACCCTGATCCCCCACCAAGAGAAGAACTGTTAGAAATAAGTGAGAAAGCCAAAGCTAAAGCTAGGGCTATTAAATCAGATACTGTTCCAGATACTCCGACTTTGTTCGATGTTGCTCCACAGGAGGACATGAACAAACTGTTTGATGCGATGAAGGAGATGGAGAAACAGGTTGTAACACCAAGAGTTAAATATTCTCGAAGAGCAGTTAAACCTGCTGATCCTGAGATCATGCGAGAGATACCGATTGATTTTACCAAGTCTCCTGACACCTACAAGAGGCAGCTAAGTGAGAGTATGCTGAGATATGCCTATGGATATGTAAGAGAGACAAATGGTGATGTTATACCGATTACCTTCAAGGAAGGTGATAATGTTGTATTAGAAGATGGTCGTGAGGGTGGCTATGGTGCTTGGCACATTACAAGTCGTGGTCATGACATAGAGCTTCGAGAAGCTACAAAGCAAGAACCTGATAGAGTTATATACACCATGCTTAGAAAGTTGGTTGAGCAAGAGTATGGTAATGGTCAACCTGGTACTATAGTCATAGAGCCATCAACACGAGGTAATGACTTTGATATCACATGGGCAAACAATAGACCTAAGAAGTACCCACCTATAAAGCTATCACTGATGTATCAGGCTCCTACAGACACAAGGAGAGCCATGTACACGGTGAGAACTGCTTTCCCACAAGAAGCTGCCAAGAGAAGCATAAAACGCTTCAGTGCCGTTCCTACAAGCACTCAGCCTACATTTGGTGATATAACAACCAATGTAGGGAATGATATCACTTATACTGACTCTCTACAGTTTATCGAAAAGATTATAAGAGGTGGTACGCTAGGGTTTGCATCAAAAAAGAAATCAAGAGATTTAGCTGAATCATTTATCAAAAAATTCCAAGACAGCATGATACCTGTGGGGATTATGTTAGATGAGTTAAGAGCCAAAGGTCTAACAATTAAAGAAGCCTTTGATCCATACATGAAAGAGGTAAACTCTCATGGTATTGCAGGTAATCTTATAAAGAATAACAAAGATCAAAGGTTTGATCCTCTTAACATAGGCATAGATGGACTAGATGTTACCGACACTGACATAAGTAATGTGATTGCTGCATCGAAAAGAGATAACCCTAGCAAGACAAGTTTTCTTGATGAACAGATAAAAGCAGGCAAGAACAAGAAGATGGCGTTCTTCGAAAGCTATCTCTACGCTAAACACGCTCAAGAAAGAAATGCGTATGTATTAGAGAAGACAAGCAGCGAGAAAAGTAAAATCGATCCTATAGATAATGGCTCTGGTATGACTAACCAAGAATCACAAGCCATACTTAACTGGTTCGAGGGATATAGAAACATTAGAAATGTTCGACAGCTTGATAGTCAGGTAAGAAGTATTGTCGATAATACTAATAAAGTACGACAAGACGGTCAGTTGTCACCGATATTCGATATAGAAACAGACCCTGAAACTGGAAGAAAGAAAGAAACATTTCCTAACTATGTTCCTCTCCGTGGTTCTCTTGATGAAGGTGATGAAACAACAGAGATAGTCAACAGAAAGCCAAAACAAACAAAAGGAAGAGAAGACCCAAGAATTAAAGGGCGTAGCAAGTATGCAACAGATATTGTTGGCAATCTTATATCCCAGAATATGTCAGCTATACGAAGAGCCGAACATAATAAGATTGGCTTGTCCATGCTAAAACTTATTGAGGAAGGTGGTGTGCCTGTACAGGAATACGCTGAGGTCATGGAGAGAACACCAGTTGTAAAAGCTGTTGATGGTCGAACAGGGGTTATAAGCAGCAGACCACAGACACCACAAGAGATAGCCAATGATCCAAGTGTATTGATTGTAAAGAGGTTTGATCCAGAGAAGTCCACAGAAGCCAACAAGGTTGTGGAAGAAGTTGCTATACAGTTTACAGACCCAAGGATAGCAAAGGCTCTACGAGGTGATGGCGTGTTTTCACCAACAAACAGCGCAGGTGTAGTCAGAGGTGCAGCAAGAATAAACAGATTCCTAGCGTCTGTGAATACAAGCTATAACCCTGCGTTTATTATACCTAACTTCTCTCGTGACCTTATTACAGCATCGATAAACATAGCTCAGTATGATGTACCAAATGTACAACGTGATCTTCTAAAGAACGTGCCTTCTGCCATGAGAGGCATCAAGAGAGCCGTGTTTAACAATGATACAACCTCTGAGGATGCCAAGATATACCTTGAGTTTGTCGAAGCAGGCGGTCAAAACATTCTTAATCAGGTTACAACCCTTGCTGATCAAGTGTCCGACATACGCAATACTGTAGGTAAAATATCTAAAAACCCTGTTATAAATAATTTCAAGAAACTTGGTAGCTTATTGGAAAACACAAACGTAGTTGCTGAGAACGCTATGCGTGTGGCTACATTTAAAACACTAAGACAGAAAGGTTTTTCAAAAGAAAGAGCAGCACAGGCAGCTAGAAACGTAACAGTGAACTTTGCCAAGACTGGTGAGATAGGTCGGTTTATAAACTCTTTTTATCTCTTCTACAATGCCTCTATACAAGGCACATTTGCAGCATTACAAGCTGCTACACGATCAAAGAAAGTTAGAACTATGTGGGCAGGGCTTATAGCCTATGGTCTAATGCAAGACCAGTTGATGTCTGCTTTCTCCGATGAAGATGAAGATGGTAATCTTGTATACGACAAGATACCAGACTATGTGCTAGAGCATAACCTTATAATCCCTGACCTTCTTCAGATTACGGATAGATCAGTTATCAGCATTCCATTTCCTTATGGATTTAACATGGCTATGAACACAGGTCGTTCTATAAGCCGATGGAGTAGAGGTGGGTATACAGCAGGGCAAGCAGCAAACAGTATGGAAGGCACACTATACGAAATCATAAATCCTTTTGGTGGCACTGAGAGTTTCTTAAACTTTGTTATGCCAACTGTTGCTGATCCGTTTATAAGTGTAGCACAAAACTATGACTATGCAGGTAGACCAATATTTAAGGAGCCATCTCAGTTTGGCATAGGAAAGCCTGATAGTCAGTTGTACTGGAATAGTACCACAAACCTATCAAAGGGCATCACAGAGTTCTTAAATGAGATTACAGGGGGAAGTAAGGGTGTATCTGGTGTTATCGATGTTAACCCTGCTATCATGGACTTCTGGATTGAATATACTGTTGGTGGTTTGGGAAGGTTTGTAAACAACGTGGGAGACTTGGCAGTCGGTGCAGTTGTTGGTGATCCTGATGGATTGCTACAAAAGGGATTTACAGAAGATAATGTAAGAAGACTTCCTGTAGCTCGTAAGTTTATATACTCCGTATCAGAGCGAGAAGATGTAGGTGCGTTTGTTAAGAAGAGAGATAGAGTTCTTACAGCCTTGAATGAACTAAAAAGAACAGCCAAGCAAGGGGATAGAGAAGGCTACAAGAAAGCACAAGGTAAGTTTAAAGATGAATTAAGTATAGCAGGTCAGATTAAGAGTCTTGATAATGCTCGAAACAGATTAATGCGACAGCGTAATCAAGTGCAGCAGAATGAAAAGATGGATAAAGACCGCAAACAAAAACTAATAGAACGATACAACGAAGGCATACAAGACATAGTAGCAAGAGCTAATATGGTAATGCGTGATATCGAAGTATCGTTCCTAGAGGACTTGTTAAACTAATCCCTTCTATGTGATTTATGAGAACGCTTTTCTGATGGAGCCACTTTTACAGCTTTTGCATTTGTCAAAGAGTAATCAATGTGGTTAAGTTTCTTGTATCGGTTCTCAGCAAAGTCTCTCTCACGCTGAACAGCAAATTCTTTTGCTTGATCTATATCAAAAGCCTTCACCTTTCGAGTACGTCTATACTTAACCTCAACAACCACATCATAGGATTTAGCCTTAGTATATCCTTTTGCATTTCTTTCAATAATACTAGAAGGGGATATCATCTTTTTCTTCCTTCTTCTTGGTTAGTATAGGACTTGCCTTGACAGAAAAGAACTGACCTTTCTTGCCCTCTCTAACCCATGCTGCAAGAGCAATCTTAGGAAACCCAGTGCCATCTTTCATGTCAATAGGATCACCTTTACTGTTTACCTTGCTTTCCATTTGTTGTCGAATAATGTCAATAACCTCTTCAGACAGGTCTACGTCACCTGTGTAGTCAGGTTGGTTCTCACTACTCTTGTAGTTGTTGGTGTATAATCCACCACTTACGCCTTTATAATCAGCCATTTAATTGCTCCTTCCTTTGTTTGAACAAATCGATGATTTTGTCGTAAATATCTTCAGCGTTTTGCTTAAGATTCTGTAGTGTCGATTGCTCTCTTTTGTAATAAGAATTAAGAGCATCAACTGTTTCAATCTTTGGTAGGGCAAGTTTTTCATAGACTTCTACAATTTTCTCACCATACTCTCCGACTTTCTTCATATCGACATTTGTATCTACTTTCGTAGAATTACCCTTTTCAGGAACTTCTATCTTAAGGGTATCTGGTGTAGAGGCTTTCTCCTCTACTTTCTTTACTTCTTCTTCAACCTTTTTAACCTCTGGTTTCTGGATTGCTTTAGGTTTAGCATCTTCTTCACCAAGGTTATCAGGTATATCAGCTATGTCCTCGCCAGAATAAACATGAACACCTAAACCATGAAGAGCTATGGCTTTTGCCAAGCATCTCTGTAGAGAGCTATTGATATCCATACTATCTGGATTCTTGATAGGCTTGTTAAAGTTATTAAGAACAGGCAGCATTTCCGTTACGGATTTGCCTTTTACAGTCACAGTTACTTTGGTAAAGCACCAACCATTTTCATCTTTAAACACAGGAAACCCATGTTCATTACAATGTTTTTCCATAGTGGCATCTGGATAGATATCACATAATGCACTCCAAGCCATTGCCCATGATATATAAGAAAACTTACCTTTCTTTTCTATCATGTCTTTTATTTCTACAGATTTTAACTGTTTCCATGCAGGATTATCTGTCATGTTTTTTCTCCTTGTTTTGCTTTATTTTTTTATTGTTAAATTGATCTACTGATATGATATCCGTCTTCATATCCCTTTTGATTGCTTTTAATTTTCGTGCAACCTCTGGCTTGAGATATCTTATTTGCTTTATGCGTGTATCAGGCTTAACCTTCAAAGCAAATCGTTCCTCAAATTCCTTATCGTCATCATCCATTTACAGCCTCTCTTTCTTCTTTCCATTGATGACATATGTCGGCAACTGAGCAATAGTTGCCAGTACATCTCTTCGGTTCACCTTTCCTATGTTCGAGGTAAGGCTTCAGTTTGAATTCTTCTGTAGCCATAATATGCTCTGCCTCTTCTTTTGTTTCACATAGCTTGGCTGCTTTTTTTCTACCCTTCAGCATGATTGCCCACTTCTCAGGTTGCGTCCATCGCTCCTCATCAGAGCATTGTGGGAAGTACGCATCAACTGGTAGCTCAACATCATAAGGTGTGAACTTCTTATCAAGAGGCTCTATAGTCTGTCGTGTTAAGTTTGCCATATCCGTTGCTGATCTATGCAAAGCCATGCGAGATCGAACATAGACATCTCTCTCAGCAAAAGTCCATAAAGGTATATCGACTAACACGATAGGAGCTTGTGGATAGTTATCCTTATTTCTGGCATCACGTTGCTGCCAATCTCTAAGTATGGCGCATATCTTTAGGCTTTTCACAGGCTTGTCTTTGTTCATTTCAACAAGGTGAGCATAACAATTCAACTGCTCATGCCATGATGATTTATCGTATATCACTGACCATACCGAAGTAACCTTATAATCGATAATATGAATGCCCTCATCATCAATCTCTTGCTGATCGATAGCACCTGATAGTGTCCAACCATCGATATCGACAAATAGACGTTCCTCTTTTATCAGTGTTTCTGATTTGGCACTTTCTAAGATGTGATGCACTGCCGTACCGAATAATGCCCATATGTTATCGATGACATCAAACGATATATCGTTCTTATAATGATCCTTCATCATACGAACTCGTGGCGAATCAATAAGGCTTGTAACCGATATATCAGCAGCACCTTTAGAATAGGTGTCTTTCTGGGCGAAATTGACAAACGCCTCTGGTAGGTTATGCTTGTTTGTAATCATTTTGATTTTCCTTCTGAGGTTAATATATGAATTTATTGAACAAAGGTCAAGATTTTGTTGAACAAAATTTTGATATAAAATTTGAGATACTTGGAGAGCCTGCATCTAAAGCTAATCAGAGAAAGCTCGTTAAGATACATAATAGGATAGTACCTATTAAATCTAAAAAGGCATTATCATATGTCAGTGCATTTAAAAAACAATGTCCACAACTTGATCCAATAATAGAGTGTGATGTAGCTATAGAAATCATGATCTACTATGCTTCAAGAAGACCAGACTTAGACGAGAGTTTAATCTTGGATTGCCTTCAGGATTATGTGTACAAGAATGATAGGCAAGTCAAAAAGAAAACAATCTATTGGGGATTAGACAAGGAAAACCCTAGAGCTATCATAAGGCTAACACCATTTGATAGTCATGGTATACCAAGTAATATATCATTATAATAGGTATATCATGTAACATGGTATACCATGTATTGTACTGAATTTTTCTGAGTTGACCAGTAAAATTTTTTTTACTATTGTGGTCTTAGCAAAACAAATGAGGTGAATCGTGAACGTAGAAAGTATTCTCGACACGATACATGGGTATAGTATTGGACAGTATAAACTGCGTTGCCCAAGTGTCGATTGTCAAAACAGAAAAAAGAAAAATTTAAAGACATTATCTGTTAATATTACAGCAGATAAATTCGTCTATATGTGTCATCACTGTGGCACTTCAGGTGCAAAAAGATTTGATAATAAAGGAGAGGTATTCGGTATGGAGTTGGTGAGGTTAAACGATGTGCAACCATTGTCTGATAAAGGTTTGGAATGGTTAAAATCAAGAGGAATAACAGAACAAACAGCAGAGAAGTTAGGCATAAAAACAACACACAATTACATACAAAGTGTAGGCTCAAGAACCGAATGTATTACGTTTCCTTATCAATCGAATGGTCACAAGTATGCGTCTAAAATTAGGTCTATCAGCGAGAAAGGTTTTGCTTGTGATGGATCACCTAAAACCTTCTTTAATATCGATAACATAAAATCTGAAGAGCCTTTGATAATATGCGAAGGTGAAATGGACTGCTGCGCTTTTGTCGAGGCAGCGATAGAAAATGTATGCTCAGTGCCTCATGGTGCTATCATGAAGGTTACAGATGGTCGTATTGATCCATCAGACGATAATAAGTTTCGTTTTATCTGGAATGCCAAGGATATCATAGAGAACGCAGAGAAGGTCATTATAGCCACTGATAATGATTCGGCAGGTATAGCTATGGCTGAAGAAATGGCTAGACGTATTGGCAAAGATAAATGTTGGAAGTTAGAGTATCCAGAGGAATGTAAAGATGCCAACGATGTTATCGTTAAGCATGGTAAAGATGTTCTTAAAAAGATTGTCGATAATGCTCAGCCTTATCCAGTGGCAGGTTTGTATAGCCCATCAGACTTCTATGATGAAGTGAATGAGATATACGACAAGGGATTTGGTAAGGGAAAAAGCACAGGATATTCTAATGTCGATGAATACTATAGCGTTGTCGAAGGACAGCTCACTATTGTTACAGGACACCCCTCATCAGGTAAGTCTGAGTTTATTGATTCCGTCATGATGAACATGGCAAGAGAGTTTGATTGGAAGTTCTCCATTTGTAGCTTCGAGAATGAACCGAAGGTGCATATAGCCAAACTTATATCGAAGTATATCGGCAAGCCTTTCTATGAAGGTGACAAGCCAAGAATGAGCCAAGACGAACTTGAAACAGGTAAAGAGTTTGTATCCGAACACTTCTCTTTCTTGTATCAACGTGATGGCAGCCTGACTAGCCTTGATAGTATTATCGAAAGACTTCGAGTATCCGTGATGCGTTATGGTATTCGTGGTGTGGTTATTGATCCATACAACTACATAACTAAAGCTAACAATATGTCAGAGACAGATTACATTTCTGATATGTTAACAAGGCTAAGAGTGTTTGCTCAGTCTTATGGTGTTCACGTTTGGTTTGTTGCTCACCCAACTAAGATGATGCGTGATAGCTCTGGTAAAGTACCACCACCAAAAGGATACGATATATCAGGATCATCAGCATGGTTTAGTAAGTCGGACTGCGGAATGACAGTACACAGACCAAGACCAGACTTAGATGATGTTACACAAGTAATAATATGGAAGATGCGTTTTAACTGGATAGGTAAGCAAGGCTCAACAGAGCTATCTTTTGATACTGACACAAGCCATTACAATGAATATGTCGAACCAAAGATTATCAAACCTACAGTAGTGGAACCTAAAAAGATCAGAATGCCATATAAAGATGACGATGACTTGCCTTTTTAGATCACTACTGCTACATATAGTGTAGACCAAAGGCGTTACCACGCCCTTTGTTTTGCTTTACTAAAGGGAGGACTTGTTCCTCCCTTTTTTATTGTGTGCCTCTCTAGGGATATAGAGAGGACTAGAGATTAACATTCCTTCAAATGACGAGATCACAAAAGAAAGGATTAGATTGCTCTCGCTGTAGTGGATTAATCGTGTGTTATGAAACGAAACCCTCTCACTACTTAGGTAAACCACTGTGAAAACTAATATCGAAAAAAACAGTGGCTATTCCATTAACAAATTAATTCTATCAGAGTTTAGTGGACTGCAACAGCCTGAACCAAAGGCAGGACTGATCTCAGCTCCATTCTCAGGCGATTCTAGGACTATCTGGTCGTATTTGGTACAGAAGTGATCACCAGGATTAGACCCACCTAGAAATCGACATGAAGGGTTATCAAGACTTGTTACCTCACCAAATGCGCATGGTGCTACCTTGCAGCAATAGCCTGATCGTATACATGGTTTCATGATTATTCCTAAAAAAGAGAGGTGAGTTTCCCCACCTCAAGTTGAAGGAAAATCAAACTATGAAGTAATCATGATTTGATTTCCCACAAGTAACATCTTTAGGCTTCGCCATCAATGTCTTTCTCTGTGCCTTGTTCGATACGCACCATATCCAACTTAGCCTTGAGCATATCCAATAAGGTATACAAGGCTATGTTCTTTTGTGGTGCATACATGAACATCATTTCAATAGAATACAAGGCTAGAGCCACAGCAAAGTCCTGTGGGTTAACATCTTTGCTCTTAATTATTGGTTTAAGACCAATGACTATCTTTTCAAATACTGGCACATAGTGTCTAGGGTCTTCCATATAGGTTTCATCTAGCTCCATGTTATCCAGTAAAAACTTAATATGCTCTACGCTGCTATCTACTTTCATATTATTTCCCTTCTAATAGATGTTTATATTCTTGATTTTTAGTCACGTTAACAACCAACACCATGTCACCATTATCCTTATGTTTAAAGGTTATAGCTATAGTGTCATCAATGGCTGCTTGTGACTTGATTCCCTTGATAGAGAAACGTCTATCACCTCTATCGCTTCGTGTTCGATAGAAACTTAGAAGTGTCTTAGTGCCATCAAGAAACTCAGCACATATCTGTGCCTTATCGCCTGACTTCATCTCGTTAAAATCTACACCAACAAGTTTAGAAAACTCTCTGATACTTGTGTTTGCGTCAATGATAGCCTTGTCCAACATTGTTTTTGTAAGTGTTACAACTGCAGGCTTGTGGTTTTTAAAATCTATAATCATAATTTACTTTCCTTCTTTTGTTATATTTGGGTTAAAGATATAGTTCACATTTTTACTTGATGATAAGTGATGCTCTTCCATAGCTAAGTCTAGGTTCTTCATATCAAATCTATACTTCACAACTAGCTCTAGTACATCTAGCTTAATCATTGATATAAGACCCTGAATGATAGTAGCTGCTTCATCAACATCGCTCCATCGCTTAAGATAATCTCTCTCCTTGTTATTAATTTGTTTTAACAAGACATTTAGATCATCTATTTTCTCTTGTATTTCGTTCATGATTTTCCTTTCCTATTATTGTTTTATAGAACAGCCAAAGCCACTCTATTATGATAGGCAGCCCTACGAAAAACATTAGTACAATCCATAAGGTAAACCCAAAATCTATCCACTCACTATACATATCACTGCTCCCATCGATAAAATATGTGGCTATCTATCCTTGCCACTTTTGTTATTGTTTTACGCCACGAAGGATAGACATAGTACGCATGGTAGTGTGTTGATCCCTCAGTGAAATCAACCATGCTGCCATCTAATACTATTGACGCTACTTGTTTTGCCTTCAACCATGCCTGTTTATTCTTAGGTCTATCAGGCTTGCCATCACAGTACCAACTGAACTGGCATTTCCCCAACACAACTTTGTCGTTCTTATATCTAAGTCCTTGTTTGACGACTCCACAAACTGTGTCAGGAAATCTATGGTCTTCAACTCTATTCATCACAACTAACGATACTGCCATTTGTGATGCCATGTTCTCGCTCCTAGCTTCGAAATATACGTTAAGAGCAAGACACATCAGAGCTTCAGCCATCATCAGAAAAATGCCCACCTTTCATGATAGCTTGTAGTTTGTCATCGACTTGTTTCTTTATGTCTTTAACGTAGTCCTCAGTTTTAGGAATAACGTATTCAACACGAACAATCCTTGTGCCATCATCGTTTACATCTTCTGTTTTAACTGACCATTTGTTTAATGGACATTTGTTATGCCACAGCCAAAACAATGTTTCGGCTGTGAAATCTTTCTTAATATTTTTCATCGTATTCCTTTCTTAAATCAGAAATCATATCTAGTAACTCTTCGGAAAGATTTGCTCTACCAATAATCTCGCCATCTTTTTGAGCGTCAAGAATACTGGAGTCATCGTTAACTCCAAGTCTAGGCATAGATTCCTTTTTGATTTGTTCTTTTATATATCTCTCGACTTTATTTAAAATTAAAGACAGTTGTTTTGAATTTGGCATTACTCCAATCCCTCCAAAAAATTAATTACGTTATCGATAGATTCACCCACGCTTGTGTATCCTCTTTTGTAGGTTATCTGAAACTCCTCATCTACGCAGCTAGGCAAGTGTTTAAGTTTTACATTTACCATGTCACCTGATATCTGCACTTTAACAGCGTCAGCTATCCTTCTTAAATCCTTCATAGTGGATAGCGCAGCATCTTTTGATAATGTTTTTTCCATTATTCTAATCCTTGTAAAAAAGTTATTAAGTCATCTATGCAATCGCCAATAGTTATATCGCTGCCTTCGTTGTCCTTTGGCAAGTCTTTGTATTGGCATTCCTTACCTGACTCATCTTTGACAAAGATAAGCTCAGACATTTTTCTAATGTCTTGGATATCGCATAATGCACTTGATAAATCATTTTCATTAATATTAACTTTAACCATTTTGATTTTCCTTTTCTTTTAGTTCTTTTAATCTTTCCTCAGCTTCAGCACGAGTGTCGAATACTTCACAGCAGCCACTATCTGAAACAACTTCCCAAACACCTACTCCATTTTCACACTTAACTATTTCAAGTTTTTCCATTCTTGTTTTCCTTCTGTTTTAGCTCTTTATTGATTTGTTTTATAAGCCACTCTCTATGTAGCTTTTGATTAGAAACCACCTTCAACCTGTTATCAGGTTTTTGGTTGATCACTTTGGTTGTCAGTGGTTTCTTCTTCATCTAAGAGCAGCCATAAATATAACAGATAGTTTTCTTGATCTAACCCAAGAGTATCAAACTCTTCAGGAAATATGAACTCCATCTGTTTACTCATTAGTTACCTCTATACTTCTGACCTAACTTTCCAAAGCCACCTATACTGTCAATGTCGTTGATCTCTCTATGCTTCCAACCAAAAGGAAAGCCATCAACATAATCAGGTGGTATACAAATGATATGATATTGGTTAGCTGTATCAACAGTGAATTTGTAAGGTGGATAGATTTCTATCCCCAACCAATCTCTGCCAAGAAGTAACTGAACCATCTTCATCTTTTCATGCCAGAAGATTCTGTCGCTCTTGTCGTTTCTTTTGATAGATAACCATGCACACTTACCTTGGATATCAGGGTGGTGTACCATTTCATCTGCATACTTACCCTTGTAAAGCAGCACAGTGAACAAACTGTTTTTCCATATCTCAGCTTGTTCTTCAATATGTGCCACTCTCAAAGAGTCTTTGTAAAGTATTTCTCGTCTTTCATCAGATATAGTTTCGCCTTGGTCTTGAAACATCTTGACTAAGGTTTCGACTCTGTTGGCTGCAAAGTCATCAGGTAGCTTAACATTGCCTAAGCATTCGAAGTTACCACCTTTCATGCTAAAATCCTTATATCTTTGTTACCTTTCGATGAAACAAGTTTATCCCATGCTTGTCGAGATAGAGTAGCCTTAGCATTGCCACCAGACTTGCATAGCTGCTTGGTGGAACAGTATACCCACTTATGTCCTACGATTACCCATATACTTCTGTAGTCACCTCCCAAAGTATCTGGACAGTATCTCATAAGGAATAGCTTGGCTTTATCCCATTTCTTACCCATAGGTCTGCCTTGTTTTCTTGGTGTTTTTATTTTGTGTTTTCTCATTTGATTTTCCTTCAATGTTATAGGAAGGCAACAACCATTGCTGCCTTCTTGTTAATTGTGAATGTCGATCATCGTCTTGAATGACTACGACTAATTTATAGCGATTTCAAAAAGCAAACGAACACGAGTCGTTAAACTATGTTCAACATTTATTATAGTGATTAACGAACAAATGTCAACATTGTTGATTTTTCACTTGTTTGTTAAAATGTTTTTTGATCTCATGTGTGTCAGGATATTCTCCACAAACTTCACATACATATCCAGAGATAAGATACATATCGTTGTCACTATCTGGAACCTCTTCTTCAAACCATTCAAGGTGATCTAAACAGTTATGTTTTTTCATCTTCACTCTCCTCTTGCACTTTAAAAGTTACAGTTACATAACCAAACTCATCAGTTGCCTCATACTTATGAGTCGGACAAGTGGCAAGCCACTCCCAAAATTCTTCTCTATTCATTTGATTATTCTCCATACTCTTCAGGACAACAATCACTACAGTACAACTCATCTCTAAAGAAGAAACCAGTTTCAGGGTACGCAAGCTCTCCACAGTCAAAGCACTCTCTATCGTAAACATAGCTCATACACTCAACTTTTGAGTTGGCTACATATTCAATACTTGTATAAGTAACCTCGCCACATTGTTTACAATCTTCGTAGCTATCACCTATTTTAAAAAATGTTTTTGATATGTTTTTAACCATTGTTTATTTTCCTTCTGTTTTATTATTCACTGATAGATCAGCATCTATTTTTTCTAAAATAACGTCATCATAACCTTGAGCTATCCACTCGTCATAATGCTCTTTTGCTTTTTCGTAGGTGGTGTAATAATCATCACAACCACCAACCCAAACTACATATTTCCATTTCATTTGATTTTCCTTTCTTTTATTGATTAAAGTTTTGCTTGTTCTTCTCTAAATGTTTTACGCAATAGTGTCGTGAGTGAGTAAAGCTGCTCGTCAGATATGCCACGAAACCCATAATATTTTCCATGTAGATAAAGTTCTTTTCTTATACTTGATACAGTAGCTTCTCTCAGAGTTTCGAAATCTCTTTTTATTGCTTGATTTAGTTTAACAAATCTTGATTTTTCCATTGTTCGTTTTCCTTTCTTAATTAGTTTTTGGAATGGCTAGTAAAAAGAAGAAGCCTGAGTTAATAAAAAATATTATTCCCATAACTGCACACACTGAGTCCTTTAATCTATCAAGTGTGAAAAGTCCTTCCATTGCTGTGCTATCCATTGAGTCTGCCATAACAAACACAATCATTAAGCTAACAACACCCATAAGTATCATTAACAACCTTGCTGTAAATTCTAGTTTAGTCATTTCATTTTCCTTTCTTGGTTGTAAGGCAGCCGTTAAGCTGCCTTGTTAGTATTTGCCTTTTCGTTTAGATCGTGCATGAAGTCCACACCTTGACTTGCTAAGGTGCAAGCCTTGAATATGGCTTTCTTGTTTTCCTTCAGGCACTTCGACCAACTATCAAGATAAGCGATAGTGTCTTCACTTGGCTCTTGTAGTAGTCCAAAATCGGACAGCAAGAAGGCTGCACCAAGTTCGGCTACTAACTCTTCAAAAGCATAGGAAGGTCTATCATATGCGCTTAAACCGCGCTTGAGCCTATGATCTGAGCCTGTCCAGTGTAAGTATTCATGCGACCTGACTGAATACGCTGCTGAAGAACTTGAGAACCTTGAGAACTTAGGCATATGTATTGAGTCATCGGAAGGTCTATAGAATGCGCCACCATTACTCTCAAATTCCTTCGCACCTTGGTTGCTAAAGAACTCTTCAATATAATCAATCTTGCTATCTTGATTTTGCTCTAGTTCTTTTTCATCTTGCTTACTTGGAAAAAACTTTTCTGGTAAGCCTTCAACTTGGCAAGCATTAAACACTGTAAAAGTTCTAAGCATAGGAATGCCAACTTCTTGTACAGTTTCAACACCATTAGAGTCGGTTGTCTTTTCTTCTCTTGTGAGCTGCTTATAGAAGACAACCATAGTTCCTTTAGAACCTTTAATAACCTTGCCACCTAATTCCTGAGCCTGTTTAAACGTCATGAAGTAAGGGGAGTCAAAACCATTCATACTTGATGACATAAGAAGCAGCAAGGCATTGATACCCTTGTAAGGCGTACCAAATGGAACTGATCGCAAAGGTCTAGATATTGCTTTGCCTGACTTCCAAGATTTAGTCCAGTTCAACTTCTTATTGTTAGCCTTGGCGTAGTCAATAGCTGCCAATACTTGATTAGTAATTACTTGGTGTACATCTTTTTTCTGTCTTTTAACCATTGTTTGTTTTCCTTCTATTAGTTTTTTATTATTGATTTTGTTTGTTCATTTATTCGATTGAAGCATTAATTTGATCTCCTATAACTTCATCTTCAATTTGCTGCTCACTTAAGCCTGATAATTCAACAAACTTTTTAATTTTGTTTTCGAGAAAATTAATTTCTGATTTAGCTTTTCCAAGAGAGGAACAAGTATCCATTAATTTTTCAATTAATTCATCGTATTTCATTAGTTCACCTTTCTATTAAGTTTGAAAGGCAGCTTAATTGCTGCCTTCCTTGTTTGATTTCATTTACCAAGTTGCGTTATGATCAACCAAGTTAATGACACCATTTAAACAATGTCTTTTTGTTGGATAGGTTTCTTGCCAGTGGTAGTCTTCATAGTCCCCAACATCGTCAAAATCTGGTAGGTACTCTAATAAATCCCACTCAGTGGAAGGTAATTCCCTTTTTTGTATCTTAAATTTTCTGCCTTTATATTCTGTTAAATATATAGGCTGCACATATGGTGCGTGGAATTCGTGTTTTACTGTTTTTAATTTACTCATTTGTCACCTTTCTTTTTAAGTTGATCTAGTGATCTTTGTACAGTGTCAGCTAGATAGTAAGATTGGAAAACCCAACCTGAGCCGTATTTCTTGCCACGATACATAGTTGCAAATGGTGGTCGCTCACCCTCAAAAGCATAAAACCAAACGTAATATCTAGGGTTTCCGTTTATATCGTTTGGCAATCGTGTTGCATTATCTGCAATTTCTTGCGCTTGTTTTGAAATATTGTTTTCCATTATTTTTGCACCTTTCTTGATTCAAATCCTAAAATGATGTTCGCCATAAAACGCCAGTAATTATCAACTATCTTGAAAATTTCTTTATCTGTTGGATAAAGGTTATACTCAATAGAACCCATTTCCCCTGCTAATTGATAAATTGAGCCGTTGGTGTATTCGATATCCAAAGCTAACCCTTGTAGCCATTCAGTCATGGCTGCAAGCCTTCCAACTTGGTTGACTCTCCAACCATACTCACTATTAAACCTATCAAAAATATAATTGATCTTGTCAGCTTCAGAGCTTATTGGGTTGCCTTCAATATCCTCATGAATGTTCCCTAAAATGTACTCTTTATAATTCTTCTTGTATTCTGTGTGATGTAATTTAGTCATGTTTGATTTTCCTTGTTTTATTAATTTTATATTTCGTTGTTATAGACTTGCTTACACTTAACGCTGATAATGTTACCAACTATCCTAAGCAGCAAATCAACATCATGGTCTGATATGTTTTCGTTATCGAAACCATACTCTTGGACATCAGTTGTTAAAACGTGTCTTAATGATTCAACTGTATGCTTCTCAATTTTCTTGTGATCTTCTTGTATTATCTTGGCTAGTCCTGAAAATGGGTTAGTCATGTTTTGCTTTCCTTTTCTGTTGGTTACGCTCTAAAGATACCTAAGCTGCTTAGATATCATCACAGCGTAAACTGTGTTAAACACAACCCTAGGACTTATCGCCACCGCTTCTGCCACACCTTGAACTGACTAGGTGCTTTTAGGTTGTTATGGTCGCCACGTTAAGGTCTGGCTATCGTTTGTACGCTTGGCTCTAGGTAGTTTGGGCTTAATCTTGTTAGGTGTGATTAGAATGCTTCGTTTGAAGCAGAGCGAATTCGACCCTTGTACGTTCCCCATTGAGCGTCCCCTGTTTTGATATGAAACTTGCGATGTCTGGTTTGTGTGTGTTTCCTTCGTTGTTGCTGTTGAAACAACTTATGGAATCGTTTTTAAAAAGTGTCAACAACAATCGTCAACATAATGTTTCAACAATGTTCAACAAAGTACACCAATAGCCAATAAAAAAAGGTGTATGAGCTTGATAAAAAAAAATTAATAAATTATGTTAAAAAGATTAAAAACCATGAAAAAAGGTGTTGAAATGGTAGAAAAAAACGAATCAAACAATAAACCTGAGTTGGTGGTTTTAGATAGGCTTTCAGGGTTAACAGATAAGCAAGAGAAGTTTTGCCATTATATCAGTCAAGGCATGGCTCAGAACGAAGCTTACATAAAATCAGGTTACAGCAGAAATCAAGCAGCCAAGACAATACACGAGAATGCGAGTCGCTTAATGGCAAATAGCAAGATCGTAGCAAGAATAAAAGCGTTAACCATAGATAAAGCTGAAGATATCAGAACTAAGAGGGCAAGATTAGAAGCCTACGTTTTGGAACGGCTAAGGCTCGAAGCAGAAAACGCAGAAAGTGACTCAGCAAGGGTTCAGAGTTTGCATTTAATTGGGAAAACAATTGGACTATTTGTGGACAAAGTGGAAGTTGAAGAAGCAGATTCAGACCTTCAGAGCCTAGAAAACAAGCTAAAAGAGAAACTTGAAAAGTTAAAAGTCATATAAAACAATAACTTAGCTATAGTTTGGCGCATAATCTACATTATGTTATTTTTTTTTGGCATTAAATCACCTAAAAACCATAAAAAATAGACCCCACCTACCCCCACCCCCCATGTATACGCACACACATACACGCATATATATATAGTAATCTGCTCAAATAATTTGGTAAAAAATGCCAAATATCACTTTGACGTTAATAAGGTGTCTATTTTGTTTTCTAATCTGGATAGGTGTTCAAACAATCGGTTGATATCATCTCTGTGTTCAACCTTGTTCATGTATTGCTCTCTGGTTTTGTTGAGGAGTATATCGATACGTTTTATTTCGTCACGCTGTGTTTTAATGTACCACGCCAGTGGTGCAATCACTAAGGTGATTAAGAGGTTCCACATTAAGAATGGTTCAATTACCACGATAAACTCCTTTCATGTTTTACATGGTATACCATGTTTCTTTTCAAGGTATACCATAATACATATTATTACATAATATGTTTGGTTAATCATGGTATGTGGTATACCATGATATATGGTTAACCATATCTGTAAAGGGAAATCTTTTGTCTGAATACAAAAAATATCATTCCTCTGATAAAATGAAGAAGGAGAGGGCTTTACGCAATAAGAATCGTAGGGCAGCGATACGCCAAGGGAAAGTCAAGAAGGGTGATGGGAAACATATTGATCACAAGGATGGCAATCCTAAAAACAATAGGAAAAAGAATCTTCGTGTGGTATCGGCAAAGAAAAACCGAAAGAAGCAATAATGGAGTTATCCCAATTCAAGGATAAGATTGATTTACTTCCTCTGGATCAAAAGAGGGAGATATTGGAATTACTGGAGAAGTATGAAGAAGCCAAGGGCAGGGAGAGTGCCAAGGAGGGTTTCTTGCCTTTTGTGCATATGATGTGGTCGGCATTTATTGGTGGATCGCATCACAAGATTATGGCGGAGGCATTTGAGAAGGTGGCACGAGGGGAATTGAAGAGATTGATCATTAATATGCCCCCACGGCACACCAAGTCGGAGTTTGCCTCTTACTTATTTCCTGCATGGTTTCTTGGGCAATACCCAGATAAAAAGATTATTCAGACGGCACACACGGCTGAGTTAGCTGTTGGTTTTGGTAGGAAGGTGCGAAACCTGATACAGTCACCAGATTATCAAAAGATATTCAAAGGTATTAGTTTATCGGCTGATAGTAAGGCTGCAGGACGGTGGAGTACGAATAAGGGTGGCGATTACTTTGCTATTGGTGTTGGTGGTGCTGTAACTGGTAAGGGTGCTGATGTTTTGGTGATTGATGATCCGCATTCGGAACAGGAGGCACAGTTAGGGCAGTATAACCCAGAGGTGTATGACAAGGTGTACGAATGGTATACTTCAGGACCACGGCAGAGATTACAACCAGGTGGTGCGATTATCTTGGTGATGACACGATGGGCTAAGAGAGATTTAACAGGTCAGATACTAAAAAGCATGGAGAACAAGTCAGGGATTGACGATTGGGAAGTTATTGAGTTGCCTGCGATCATGCCGTCAGGAAAGGCATTGTGGGGAGAGTTCTGGAAGTTAGAGGAGTTGGAAAGTCTAAAAGCTGAATTGCCAGTTGCCAAATGGAACGCTCAGTATCAGCAAAACCCTACATCCGAAGAGGGAGCGTTAATAAAACGAGAATGGTGGAGATTGTGGGATAGCAATAACCCACCCCCCTGTGAGGCGATAATACAGTCTTGGGATACAGCGTTTCTGAAAACAGAGCGTAGTGACTATAGTGCGTGTACCACTTGGGGTGTGTTTTATCATCCTGATGAAACTACAGGGATAGAAAAGACACACTTGATACTGCTTGATTCGTTCAAGGCAAAACTGGAGTTTCCAGAATTAAAACGAGCAGCGTATGACAAATATATGGAATGGGAGCCAGACCAGATGGTTGTTGAAGCAAAGGCATCAGGTGCGCCTTTGATGTTTGAGCTTCGTGCTATGGGTATACCTGTCACGGAGTTTACACCTACCAGAGGTAACGATAAGATTGCCAGAGTAAATGCCGTAACGGATTTGTTTTCGAGTGGCACTGTTTGGTATCCACCCACACGGTGGGCTGATGAGGTTATAGAGGAATGTGCCTCTTTTCCCTCTGGCGATCACGATGACTTAGTTGACAGTACCACACAGGCTCTGTTAAGATTTCGCCAAGGTGGATGGGTTCGAGCAGAAAGCGATGACTGGGATGACGAACCAAAATACAGAAGACCAGTGGAATACTATTAGGAGATAATTCAATGACAAAAGACCTCGTAGATGCAAAAGCTGTAAGAAAGCTAATAAAAAATATAGACACGATTAAAGGAAAAGGTAGAGGCGAAACCTTAGACATGAAAGACCCTAAGTTTATGGATAAGATTATGAAGCAAATGAAACTTGGTAAAAAATCAGGTGGTGTAATGAAGATGCGTGGTGGTGGCATGGCTACTCAGGGAACTAAGTTTAGCATAAGATAATATAATATGGCATATGATTCAAAAAAAGTAAGAGATGCAAAACCATCCATTAAAGGAACCGATGAAGAAATAAATAAAGTATTTCGTAGGTCTGCTGATAAATACAATAAAGTTATGAATCAGATAGATAAAAATGTAAAAACTGCTGAAGCAAAAGGAATTAGAGATAAAACAAAGAGAAGCGAGATAAGAGCTAAAAATCAACTTCTTTATGATAATGCAATTAAAGAATTAAATAGAGATAAAAGTCTTCTTCTTAATTATGGAACCGATGCTATGAAGGCTAGGTCATTTGGTGTTGATACAGCAACCAAGAAAAAAGATGCCTTAGAATCTCTTAAAAAGAGAGCTAATCTTGATTTAGGAGCAAAAAGAGGTGGTGTGGTTAAAATGCGTGGTGGTGGTATGATTGCACGAGATAGATTAAAACCAACAAAGATAGTTTAACATGGTAGTTGATAAACGATTAGAGCCTTTCGAGGTTGATATAGAGAAGAACCCTTCTGAACAAGAGTTAAAAGTTGAAGTGGTAAATCCAGAGGCTGTTTCGATAGAAACAGAGGATGGTGGTGTCATTGTTGACTTTGAAGGGGATGCCACTGAGGATTTAGTTGGTGCTGATCACAACTCAAACCTAGCTGAGTTTCTGGAAGACGGTGATCTGGAGAAGATGGCTTCTGATCTTATTGATGACTTTGAGAGTGATAGAACATCACGAAACGAATGGTCACGTTCTTACATTAAAGGTCTTGACTTGTTGGGCATGAAGATTGAAGAGCGATCTCAGCCGTGGCAAGGAGCATCAGGTGTATTCCACCCACTTCTAACAGAAGCTGTTGTTCGTTTTCAGGCACAGGCAATGGGAGAGATATTCCCTGCATCAGGACCTGTACGCACAAAGATAGTTGGCAAAAACACAAAAGAAAAAACAGCACAGTCACAACGTGTTGAACATGAGATGAATTATCTTCTAACAGAAGACATGACGGAGTATCGTGATGAAATGGAACAAATGCTGTTTCGTTTACCCTTAGCAGGCTCTGCCTTTAAGAAGGTGTATTACGATCCTATTATGGAAAGACCATGCTCCATGTTTGTTCCTGCTGAAGACTTTGTGGTTTCTTATGGTGCAAGTGATCTAATGTCTTGCCCACGGTATACGCACATCATGAAAAAGACAGAGAATGAAATCAAAGAACTTATGGTGAATGGTTTCTATCGTGATGTTGAGCTAACAGACCCACAGCAAGACGAATCAGAAATACAGGAAAAGTATGATGAGATGGATGGGGCTGAACACGTTTATGAAGACGATGAGAGATACACGATCCTTGAGATGCACGTTGATATTGATATGCCAGAGCCTTTTGAGGATAGCGATGGGTTAGCAAGACCCTACGTCATTACGATAGATAAGTCATCACGAGCCATATTATCGATCAGAAAGAACTGGTATGAAACCGATCCTAAGAAAACTAAGCGACAGCATTTTATTCATTATAGATATCTTCCTAGCCTTGGCTTTTATGGTACAGGACTTATTCATC